GTGCCCCCCAAATGTGAACAACGCTCTTGGAGTTTAAATTGAATCTATTATAAGCCCGATTCATTTTCAAACTCCATCCAGTAAGGTTTCACATTTAATGAAATCTTCCTGATCTAGACACATCCGCGCTGTTCCTCCTGACTTGTACCTCTTGCTTTCTTCAAGTTTGAATTCTATATGGGTGTTGTTATAGAATTCTCTGATGTTTTCATATACGCCTGTTGTCATACCAAAACTCATACATAACTCAATCCTAATGTTCTCATCTATACTAATCTCTTTATAATTAGTATTCCGTAACACTTCAACATACATTGGATTAAGCTCTTTCAAAATCTCTGTCTTAATATGAGCACCTTTAGTGGAGCGTAGTAAGAAATTAGCAAAATCTGAGAACAATGGTATGTCCTTATAGATTATACTATACATATAACCAAGTGAATGGTAATATTCTTTCTTACAATGTTCAAATTGTCTCTTCCTAAAATAACTCATATTATTGATTATCTTAATTATATTTTGGACGTACATGAATTTCATCTTATTGATCTGTATAAATTTGCCGCTACAATAATCTACATCATGGTAGTCGTGACGTACGATTAGTTTTGCATCAAAGCCAAATGCTGAAAATGTATTAATGAAATCTAGATTTTTAGGAATTTTAATAATGTTGTCATCTCCATCAACACAAAAGTTGCCTGACCAATTGAAATTGTTAATAATTTCAAAATATCTACAAGCAACCCACATCAAAATTGAATTAAATAAACCAGTATCTTGATCACCAGAACCTCTACATCCAAAAAATGAAAATTTAACTCCATTTTGTGTATATCCTCTTTTAATTAATTTCTGATAAAACAATTTCCTGATATATAAAAACTCAACTCTCCCTAACAACCTTTTCCAAATTCCTAACTCTATTCTAACTAATAACTCTGGACGTTGTGTACCTTCAAATTTTGAAGCATCACCTTCCAAGATGTCACAGAAAGGGTCGTAAACAAGCTCCTCAAATTGAGCTCCTCGTTCTATAAAATTCTTCCCTTTGCTAAACTGTGGCACCTTGACCATACAATGCTCTAATGCAGTTGTATAGCGTCCATAAGCTAAATTAAATCTAGTATCCCTATTAATAATCATACGTGGTGGTTTCAATTCGTCGTATAATTCATTCTTAACAAATGCTGATGTTCCAGAGTGTTTCTCTAAATCAAAGCCATGATCATTGATCTTCTTAATAGTGTCTGCATAACGCTTCCAAAGTTTACCCTTCTTGTCACCCATGTACTCTTTTAAAGTAGCAGGTCTGACCCA